TGAATCGCTGATTGTGAGGCTTGGTTCCCTCGGAGATCAGGTTGGGATCAGCGATCTGTTGCACTCCAAATCTGTTTTGAAGGTGACTCAGTTCTTTTTGAGTGCGTACCTTCAGCGGTTTTCCTTCCGGATGAATGTGGGTTGTGGTGAAAGGCTCAAAGGGAGCGTTGACCGCTGTACTGAACAGCATTTCCATACGCTCCCCACAGCAACTCGGCCAGATGGGTTCCGGATCGAACTGCACGTTGTGAACGTCGAGTTCTCTACGTTCACATTTTGAGCAAACGAAATCCCAAACTGGCATCAACCTACCTTTTGTGAAGGGGTATCCACATAGAGACCCCGCAGATACTCCTCAAACTGCTGATTGGCAAAATCCTCAAGGGGGACCCCCATGCCCTGCGCGAACTCCTTGAACGATTCTGCGCACCATTCGGGCAAATTGATCACGATCTGATCCTTTCGGAGAGTCAGAGGGCCTTGCCCAGGAGCCTCTTGGGGGGCAGCGTTCTGAGCGGCCTTGAGATCCTCTTTCATGGAAAAGATTGCGCCGAACAGCTCAGCGGGTCCACCGATATCCTGACCCAGGAGCTTCTGGATCCGATCACGGTTCTCCTGGTCAATGACCAGGACCTGAGCAGAAACTTCCCTTGCTCCGGCTTCCTTCTTCTCCTCCGGAGTGGGTTTGGGTTTTTCGGGTACAGACGTCTGTACTGGAGCAACTGGAGTTGGCTTCCCAAACTTGGCATTGGCAGCTTTGATCTCATTCTGCATATCGGCGGTGTCGTTGAACTGGTGACCCGCGTCGCAGTAGGTGTAAAAGGCCCCCTCGCGGTTTTTCAGAAAATTGTCATTGATGCCACCGAAGCGACACCTGGGACACGGTACGTTAGATACAGTCTGTTTCGATGCCATAATTCTCTCTCCTCTTTAATTGTGCGTGTGCCGTCAAGCCCTAGTCGACGATTTCCATCCTCACGACGGGCGCGCGGAGTCTCTTTCCCTTCAAGACACAGGGCTTTCCAAGGGCGATTGACGGGGTAAACGGGTGCGTGTAAAACGCCAACTTGAATCCCGTCTTGGAGTTTCCTGAAAGCTTCTGTCCACACAACGGACAGTAGGCATCCGGAAAGATGGGAGCATCAATGAAGCGCGGGTTGGTGTCCAATTTCAACAATTTCCCTTCCTCAACAACCTTACCGCTCATCATCTTTCCAACCAGGTCCTGTCGCTCCTTGGCGATCTGCTCCTGGATTCCGGTTGGTGCTGGAGCTGGTGTTGCTTCCGGTCTCTCCGGGACCTTAAGGGTCTCCTCGGTAGATACCAATTCTTCGACCTGTTTCTCTCCGTTGGTCTCCGGAGCTGCTTCCGCTTCGGGGGCCGCTGCCGCTTCTACCTTCTCAGGCTCAGGCTTCGCTGCCTTCGCCTTGGCCTTGGTAGTCTTCCTGCCGCCCGCTTCTTTGTCTGTGGTCTGGGCCACGTTTCCTGTTGCCATGTTTTCCTCCTAAAGTAAGTTAAATTGCGAATCCCCTTCAGCACCAAATCCTGGTTTATCATGGACCGGGGAAAAGTCCGTGTTTTGGAAATCTTTGCGCGGATCCCGCATCACAACTGCCTGTTTTTCTGCCAGGAGATCCGGATGGACCTGCCCAAGACATTTGGTTGCGATCATTGCTGCAAACAAGGTATCGTCGAACGTGCCCAACCGCGCTTCGAAGCGGTCGTCACCCACGTCGATAAATGTCCAGCACTCATTCAGTAGCCTTTGGGAACGGATTTCAAGCAAATCCTCGTCCATCATGGTCTTGAAATTGTCAATCAAGGCATTGCGGCTGCGCGTCTGAGTCACCCATCCGAAGTAATTGGTGAGGTGTCCTTTCGTTTTATCTGCCCACCGCCAACGGTAGAGGTTGGGATACTTCAGGTGGTGCAGCAAACTCTCTAAAACCGTCTGAATGTTGTATTCGACGGAGAACTGACAGGTGTTGTAGAGAAAACCCAGGGCTGCAATCCGTCGAGCAAAAGGAGTTCCCCCCTTATGACCTCTCCATTCAGCAACCTGGGGGATCGGTAAGTGACTCTGTGTGACCCTCCACATCGAAGCGGCTGAGTAATCCTTGCCCTTCACGCCCTGGCCCGGGTCAGCTCCCCCGTAGTAGACCTTGTTCATCTTTGGAAATTCCCAAATCCAAAGAGGAGCGTCGTTCATGTTGAGGTACTCGATCAACTGAGGGGTCCGCTGGCCGTTCTTCTGCTTGACCAGCTCGATATCGCCAAACCAGATCGGCTTTTTAATGTAACGCTTCTGGATCCGTCGCAGTTTCTTCTGTTCCCAAGGGATTGTTCCCTGGACGCGAAAGGCTGCTTCAGGGAAAGACGGATACTCCTGCTCGACCATATCGGGGTCCTGGTCGACCGCTTCGAAGTCGGCAGCGGTTTCCCTTCTCCAGTTCAACTGCTCCCTGCTCAGTTCGACTCCGTTATCCTCTCGGATTTTTAGGATCAGGTCTACCTCATCTTCAGTCGGCTGGAAGTCGCTCCGTTCCTGTTTGGTCTTAAAAGGCTTGCTGTATTCCTTCTGTTTCCACCAGGGGCAGAACTTCGGCCTCCAGCTCAAGGCTCCCTGCTCGGCTCGTTGGTACAAGCGGTGATAGGGATCCTCGACACCTTCGGCGGTTCCTTCCATGACCCAAATGGAAAGACGGTTGCCTTTGGTCGCAGCGGGAAACAGATCGCGGGTCAGGATCTTCAGATCGCGCCACAGGCTGATCTCTGTCAGGTGTCCGTTCTGGAGGGTGAAGCCGCGACTGGATCCGGTTGGTTTGTTGGCAGAATCCACAAAGAAGTTGGAGCGTAGGCCTGGGCGTTCCAACCGTTCCCTTTTGTCTCTCCGATCAAACCGCATGAACTCGCCATGCACTTCGTACTGGATCTCGGGACGCAACCACCAGGGCAGACAATCGTAGGCCAGGCGGCTCATATCGAAGATGTGAGAGGAGCGGATCCGCTCGTCGGCAATCACCAGGCTATTCGTGAGCTCGTTGAAAACGGTTCGGTAGAAGATCATGGCCTGGACCATCGTTGACCAACCGATTTGTCGGGCCTTCAGGAGAATCCATTTGATCGGGATTTTTTCTTCCCAGGAGAGTTCCACGTCCTCCCAAAGAATTTCCTGGCTCTCCCAGAAGGGATAGAGCGTCATCAGCTCAGGTGGGCCGTACTCGTCACCTTTGGTCGCAATAACGTGGTAATTTTCGAGGTAGTAGCGGACACTGGCCGGGTCGTTTCCGTGGATGCGCGCCAGTTCCATGTTGAGCGCTTCACTCTCCTCGGGCAAGAGGTTCTCCCAACAAAGTTTCACGTCACCACCGAACCCTTTGAACTTTTCATCGAAGTGCTCAATGAGTTCTGCGACGTACTGATCTTTTCTCCTAACGACGTGCATTAAACCTCAGTCCCTACACCGTACTGTTCGATGGTTTTAAGATGATCCTGGTACTCCTCCTCGCCCATACCGCTTGATTCCTTGAGCGAATCCAGTTCTTCCTTGAAGGCGGCTTTCTGATCGTCCACGATATTGAAGCTGCCATCAGTCTTTTCCTCTTTGCGGTGATCGCGTTGGAAATTCATGACTCGCCGTGTGGCGCCAAACTCTCGCGCGAGTTGCGCATCCAGGGCTCGGGCAATCGTTATGTAGTACCAGCTCGTATAGAGAACGGCTGAGAGCCCAAAAAGAAAGAACCCGACACCCAATGCACCGACCCCTACGGCCAGGGCAAACCAAGACGCCGAAGCAGGCATGGGGGGGACCAGGGCTACGGCCTCGGCCATTCTCGTCACAAAAGCTGGAGCTGTCACCCAAATGAGATAGAGAGCCAAAGCGACCAGGGCGTATTTGATCAACCGGGGTGCGAATCGTGAGACCGATTTCAGCCAAGCCAGAGGTTGAAACGCATACCAGGTGGTCAGAGCTAAACCCGCGACGATCTGTAGAGCTTTGTGCTTCGCTATGAAAGCGCGACCCGCTAGAAATCCCATTCCGGCCCCTCGTCTTCTTCTTCTTCTTCGATAGGTTCGACGTCGATCACCTTCTCCGCTTCGGCTGCTTCTATGCTTTCCTTCTGCTTCTTTTTAATCCTGCGCATCCGTTCTTCAAAATCTTCTCCGTGAGCGGGGTTGTTGACATTGGTTTGATTCACGTTGACGACGGTGGTTGGCACGGCTGGTTTCTGCTCCAGGGAAACGAGCTTCTGAAATTCCTTAATTCCTTGGAGCATCATGTTAAAATCCACAGCCTTGACGGTGACGAATTTCCCTTTGGTCTGATCGAAGGAAACATACTTCCGTTCTCCAGTCACCAACGTATCTATGGCCTTGAGAACTTTATTGTGAACTCTGCTTCTAATCGCCGCCCGTAGCTTCTCGTTCGACAGTTCCCCATCAAGCCTTTCCCGCATGATTGCGTTTTGGGTCAGCAGTTCAAACTTCTTGTCGAAGGCGATGATCGCCAATCTGATGGTTTCAACCTTGACCCCATCGGCCTTGGCTATTTGTTCGATTGTTTCCCCCTTCTTGAATCGCTGGTAGCGTTTCGCAGACACAGAATCATCGGTGGCGAGGAGTTCCGTGTAGTTGGGGATCAGCGCCAGGGCTTCGTTAGTTTTTGCCATATTTTTTCTCGTACCTTTTTACCTGCTTGTAGAGCAGGTGGTATCTCGCTTTGTATTTGGCACGGATCTTAGTGGTCAGTTCCCTCTCACGACGACCCAGGATGTAGTCATGCAATCCCTCCGGTGTGGGATTCAGTGTTCCCCGCTGTATCGCTTCGCTGACCGCTGTGCCTTTCATTCCCAGGATACGAGCTGCCAGGGCAACCGGAATCTTTGAACAGGTGTGAGGGTTGATCCAGTGTGAGCGATTGGGTCCGGTGAGTCCTCCAGTGAGATCGTTTTCGGTGATGAGCCGATGGACCTCCTCAATCCGGAGCCGGATCATTTTGCTCCCCAAGCGTAAATTGGGAATGTAGAAGGCGCGGATATAACCTTGCGCTA